GCTAAATTGTCTATTTTGTCATCGAAGTACCTAATAACCTCTGGAATCGGGGTCTCTTCGATGTTGGTTACAACGGTATTGCCTTTGTCATCAACCCCACGAGTAATGTTAAAGAACTTCGTTATAGGGATATCGTCAATGCTCTCCCAAAGCGCTTTCTCCTGCTCCCGCGCTAGTCTGAGATCATTGTCGATGATGTCGTACATCTTCTGACCAAGCACGGTCATGTTCATGTTGCGGTCGCCGGAAAATGTTTTCCACGCGCTCGCCCAATTATCAAAATTTGTAGCGAGTCGGGCAGTCATTGCCTGCTCGAAAACACCGTAAGAGATGTCTCCTGCAATACGCGTGGCTTCGCGGTCCCCCGTGTCAACAAGTGCGCCAAGCACGCCAACAAGGGCGGTCTTGGCTTTTTCAGCCTCTTTGCGCTGCTTAGACGACAAGCCCCCAAGCGCTTGAGCTATGGAAGCCTCTATCGCCTGTAGAAGCGGGTCGCCGGTAGCTTGACCCGCTGTCAGATTAAGTTTTATTCCACCAAGCGTTTCAGCCTCGGGCATTGCCTCCAAGGACCGAACAAGCTGGTCTATATCGTCTTGAGAATAGTTGCCCTCTTTTTCAAGAAAACCCCGAATGATTTCGGTGGCCTTTTGCTGCTTGCTCGAACGAAACGCGTCAAAGGCTGCCTTGCCCATGATTTTAGCGCGTCCGATCATACCGGGTTCTTCGCGGGCCGCTGCAAGGTTTGCTTCCTTAACTCTGCGGTACGCGGTTTGCAAAGCAGGGAGGTATTGCGCCCCTAATGCCCTTGGAGTTAAAAAGCCTCCGACAATACCGCCCGCAAGTTCTGATCCTAGCTTCTCAAACTCACCTTGAGGACTCGCCGCGTAAACGGCTGCCGATGCCCCGCCCACTGTCCCCGCTTCTCGGAGACCTACCGTAATGGGGAAGTCTCTGGCCTGTTGAGCGGTGCGGCCAAGAGCCTGTTCCATCAACGCACTTAGGCGGAGACCGAGGGGCGCTTTGTCGTACTTCAATGCGCCTGTCTTTGGGTCGCGGACGGCTCCCTTAGCCGCCGCGATAGTTGGCCCATACCGCAATAAATTCCTTGCATGAGCGTCAATAGCCTTAGAAGCGCCCCAGCTTATATCCGGCTTAATCGCCCACGGCATGAGCGCATACGGAGCCCACACGCCTGCCGTCTTTAAGGCCTCGTACATGTCGGCAGTACCGGGAATGTACTGAGCTTCTTTGCCGAAGAGAAAGTCGCTTTCGATAACTCGGTTCATCCCCTCCTGCCCTAGAAGGGTGCCCCCTACGAATCCCGTACCACCGCCGATGACTGAACCTTTCGGGCCAAGAAGTGAACCTAAACGAGCGCCGTATTTGGCTCCTTTGAGCCCCGTGTAAAAAGCCGTCGCTGACGGTATGAGGCCACGGAAAAAGCCTTCTGTTCCCGGCAGGTTCTCTCCGCTTCTCAGGTTGCTGAAAGCTTCGACAAGCTCTAGATCTGAAAACGGTTTACCGGTGTAGGCTTCAAAGCCCGGTATGTCACCAAGGCCGTGTTCTCCCGAAAGAAAAGCCTGATACGAAAAATCGGGTGTGTACACTTCCTCTTCCGAATCAAACAAAGGAGGTTGTTGCGCGGGGGCTAGTTTATTAAGCTCCGGCTCAATGCTGCCCATGATGTATTGGGCCGCGTTCCGCGTATAGTCTTCCCCGGACCCAAATATATCTACAAGGGCCGTGCGGCGATCTTCGTCGATTTCAACTTGAGGCAGAGGTGCCCTGTCTTCAGCCATCAGTTTCCTCCGGGAACACCGCCTTTAAGGGGAGCGGGTCCAAGTTTTTGAGTGGCCTCGCCAGCTTTCGAAGCGGGAGCGTCTAGTCCAGTCATCATATCCAAAACGCGGCTGATCTTGAAGACGCTTTCACGAGCCAGCGCTTTTTGTTCCGGAGGGAAGTTCCCACGCAAAGTATCGATGTTACGTTCCTGAGCCTTTTCAAGGCTTGCTCGAAGGTCGAACAGTTTATCTTTTTCGTTTTCTCGGTTCCTCCACAGAAGCTCTGGATTCGGATATATTCCCTCCACCCTCAAGAGTTCTGCCACAGGCATTCGAGGATTAGTTACAAACGCATCACGAGTTAGGATAAGAAACCGCCGCATGGTATTTTTGCCGCGAGCGGTTGAAGAAAACCTAAACCAATCCATCGGAGAGCCAATATACGAGAGTCTTTCCCGAATACCGCTCCTGAAGCCTAGCCCTTCATCCGCTGCTTCGGCAAGGGACTGCTCTCCTCTTTCCCCAAAGAAGCCTTCGCGGACCGAGGTGGTTATAATGTTTCCATTAGCGTCTTTAGCTATGGAGCCATCTGGGTTTCTCTTGACGTCTTTAAGGTCATATACGTTTGGAACGGCTGTATTGTAGGCGTCGCCTTCGATATCTTCATCGCTGAGACGAACAATGCCATCACCTCTACCGATAGCCTTAATAAGGTCCGCATCCCTTTCTTGCGTCTTGTATTTTTCACGAATGTTGGCGACTTCAGTGTCGCTGGGGAAGAAGGAGCCTTTGAGCGCCGCCGGGGGAAGAAGAATTTCCTCTGAAACGGTGGCACCGTCTCTCTGCACTTTTCTCTGTAGATATATTTTCCCCCCGTCGTCGATTGTAACGACGGCGTTTTTCTCTCCCATGCCGAACTTGTCAGCAAGTTCCTGAGAACCAAAGACGAAGTTTTTAACCTTACGCTTACCGGCGTCCGCAAAGTTTGCCAAAACCTCTGCTTCTGCATTCGGGTCGTTCGGGTCGGTGACCCGGACAAGCCGGTTGTTGACGACCTTGATAACGGGGTCAGCCTTGCCCGTTATCACGTTAGTAACCTTCTTGGTGTTCGGGTCGTAAGAGTACCGGGTATTACCCAACGTAAATAGCTGCTCGTCGGCTTTAGCCGTGTAGACGGATTGCGCGGTAAAGCCTGTCCCGTCCTGTTTCAGCGTGAACTGAACAAACTGACGGCCCACCTGCTTAAGCTGCGGGGTGGGACGCTCTTTAGTTCCAAGGTAAACCTTTTCGGCAGGGTTGTGCTTGTTGTACGCGACGTTGACCGTCTCGCCCTTCTCATTTAGCTCTGTATTGAACACGTACTCAGTGGCGTCTATTTCGGGGGCCCCTTCGAGACGGTCCGGAAGCTGCTTGTAGGATACGCCAGCAATCGTCACTATTTTAGCCGGTGCTGTAATAACATCTTCCCCGTTTATTTTTAGGGGTACAAATTCAGTTCCGCGCAGCACAGCAATGCCTTCTCTGCCGTCAGGCAACAAATACTTTTGTCTTTGCAGGTTCTCCGGAATTTTCCTTATTACAAGAGTACCGTCGTCCTTTTTGAACGGTTCAGTAAAGGATTTAATTTTTCCGTTTGGCATTAGCTCAAAACGTCGTCTTGCTGCGTACGTGATACCGGTTTTCGGGTCCACGTCGTCTATAATCTTTTCTTCTTTTGCTATATCAAAAGCAAGCCGCCGATCTTCTTTTGCGGCGTCCGCTCTAGCCTTTACCAAAGCGGCATCCCTCTCAGCCGCGGCTTTTCGCGCCGACGTGATTTCCGCTTCAGTTGCTGTAATGGACGCGAGTTTAAGACCGCGGTCCGCGGCCCGCTGCGCGGCTTTCTGTTTCGCTATCAAATTAAGAGTGTTCTGACCAAGGCCTGTTTCAGCGGCTGCCCGCCCGGCCTGCGCCAAGACGTTTTCTCCGGGCCTGCCCGGCTGCATCAAAGAAAACCCAAACTTTGCCAGATCCTGAAAGAATTGCGCCTGCGCCAGATCACGGTCTTCTTCCGCACCCGGGTCGCCCATCAAAGCCTTGTACTGTGCAAGTCGAGCAGCGGCAGTGGGGCCGAAGTCCGGAACGGAAGACGCTCTTGCAACCGGAGCCGGGGCAGGAGCGCTAATCATTCTTTGGAACGGGTTATACTGCACCTGTGAAAGTGGCGCGTTTTCCGTCGGCTGGTAGGCGGGATTTACGTCAAAGCCCTCGACTACACCAGCTTCTTCGTAGCGGCGGACCTCGCCGCCCTCGCTAAAATTTACAGGGGGCACTCCCCCTTCCGGGGGTGGCGCTGCCGCCATCTGCATTATGCCACCGGCCATGTCGCCCGATACTGGCACGTTCATAGCGCCTTGCGCCATCGGGCCAATACCGCCGGTATCGACCTCGGTTTCCTGTGTTCCTTCGGCACCCAGCATCAACATCACCGGCTGCACCAGAGCCAGAACCGAGTCCGGCGTCTCTGCGGCATCTTCCGGGCCAACGACCGCTGCCAGTTCGCTGCGGCGCTCTTCTTCCGAGGCCCGTGTTCCGCGGACCGCGTTCATCATGCCTTCAAGCGTGTCTGCCTGTTCAGGGTCGCTGAAGTTGTTAGCCGCGCCCTCTAGTATGGCTACCACGTTCGGGTCCATTTGCGCGGCGATACCAGCCGCGTCCATGGATCCGAGGTCCGCGGGCGGTGGAGCGCCCATCGCGGCCATCGGTTCGGCAGGCATGGCACCCGCTTCCATGGCCGCGGCCATCGGCTCTCCGCCCATCTGCATCGGCACGAACGGCGGGGCTTCAGGCAGTTGTTCTAAAACACCGGGCGGAGGCTGGGGCATCAGCATCTCGTCGCCCTGCTCAAGCTCTTCCATTCGACGCATTCGATCCATGGCGTCGTCCATCTCTTTGCGGCTCGTGTCCGTCTCCGGCTGCATCGGAGGAAGGCTTTCCGGGCTCTCGCCGTATCCCGGCGGGAAGTATTCCTGCATCGGGACTTCTGACGTAACCTTAAAGCCCTCGTTAATCATCGCGGCCATGTTCGGGTACATCTGTGCGATGTCGGAAAGATCTCGGCTGTTGTTCCGAACGTAAGCCGCCACGTCCGACTTGGAACCGCGCATCGCATCAACAAGACCTTGGAAGATGGCCCGTACGTCACCCGGTACGTCGCCGCCTTCGGCCATCGGCAGAACGCCGCGACCCATCAGGATATCTTTCTGCGTGACTTTACCGTCGCCGCTGAGATCGGGGAATGCCGCTCCGCCTTTGGCAAACATCTGACGGCTCATTACATTTCTATTCATCATCCGAATAATCCTGCTTTACTGGCTCCCGCAAGTGTACTGCCGACTGCCGTCAACCCGCCAACAACTTGCTGGAAGGGCGACGCCTGCGGTACGGAAGCGCCAGTCAGTGACTGTTGCGTGGTGGGTGCGCCTTTGTAAATGTCGCTCAAGAAGCCGATACGCTGGAACGGCTCGTAGGATTCTTCTATCGCACTCTTACGGGCAGCGTCTATAGCCATCTGGTCCAGTTGACGCGCTCTTTCTCCAAGGTCGAATCCGAAGCTGACATCTTTTTGGCCGAGGTTCTGGAACACTTCACCAATGCCCGCTTCGCGGAGACCAAGGTTGCTGAATGCCTCGCCCTGACCCAGCGCTGTCCGGGCCAGTGTTTCACCAGCACCAATATTCAGGCTTCCAATGCCTTGGCCCGCGCTTAGTTGTCGGGCTCTTTGAGCCGAAAGCTGTTGCTGCGCGTTTAGGAAGTTCTGCGCCTGCGCTTGAGCGAGAGCCTGTGCCCTGTTCCGGTCTATCTCTCTTTCAGCAATCTCGGCGCGACTGCCACCAAACGCGCCTGCGCCTGTGGCCTGCCCCCGAACTTGGTTTTGCTGGATGTCAAAGCTGCGGTTTATCTCGTCAGCAAGAGCCTGTTGGAACGGGTTCATATACTGAGCAAGTTCATCACCGGCAGCGGCCTGCGCTCCGCCCTGCATCAAGGCGGTGCCCGCTTGTACGCCTCCGGATATCAAGGGTTCGGCCAAGCCAAACGCTGCTTCAGCCGGTACTCGTGCATCGCTAAGGAGCCCTCGCGCACGGTCTAGATAGGGCTCAAACCCACCGATGCCCGCTGCGGCGCGGTCCTGAGCAACTCGCTGAAGATCTGAAAACTCTGCTACCTGATAGTCGGGGAGATCGACCGGAGTGCCGGAAAGCTCTTGGGCATCTTTAAGAAGCGCCAGCTTAATGGCTTCAATTTCAGGCGCTTCCCGAACAATCTGTTCTGTTACTTGCGTAGCCATTACGCCATCCTCTCGCCGCGGGCCTCAAGGTTCCGCATCACGCTGTACATATTGTTAATGCCCTGTTGCAAGTCGCCGTTACCGGCACCTTTGACAGCCTTTGTTGTAAAGATAAATTCGCCCGGCATGACCATGGCTTTTACGCTGTCCTTACCGGGTATGCCCTCGTCAGGCATGATACCGCCTGTCCGGCGAGGGAAGACCCCACCACCGTCTTCAGCAAACATTTCAGGGAAGCGGTCACGGAGACTTCGGTTAAACCCGAAAGACGTAGGCGCTGTCGCGACCCGCGTCTGTCTTGGTGACGTTGTCGGAGCCTGAAGGGCACTTGGCGGTAGGCGGTTGGCCGCCACCAAAGCCTCGCGCTCCGCTGGGGTGATCTTGTCAATTAAGTCAGGCTCCTCCATCTCCGGGACTTCAAACAAAGAGGGCAGCGCCGCCGCACCCGCTATGCCGCCGCCAATCAAAAGGCCTCTGTTTCTACCGAAGAAGCCGGGTTGCGCGTCTGCAACCTGTTTTTCAGCGGCAGCTATTGCCAGTTTTTGAGCGTCAGCCGCGGAAAGGTTCGGATTCTTGGCTTGAATTTGTGAGACTGTTTCTTTAGCAAGTTCGCTAGTTGCAACAGCCTGCTCAGTGGCGGACATGGTCTTGTCCCCCGACAAATAATCCGTCACGTCCTTAAAGAAGGAGGAGTCCCCTGTTTGGTTATCAACGACCGTTCTGATGGGAGCAGGCCTCTGAGGAGCAACGGCTATCTTTTGGGTAAGGCCGGAATTAGGGTCAGTGTAGGTGAGTGTGTTCTGCGCTGGAGGCTGTACGTCTGTGTACGGATCTGCCGCAAAGGCTGTCTGCTGCGCTGGCACCGGCTGCGCTGGCGAGGGCACTGAAACCTGCGAAGCGGCGGGCTTCAACGCAAAATCCGTTCCAGCAAAATCATCTAGTGCCTTTAAGCTGGGGTTGAAAGCCTTCTCGAACTGACCCGAAACAGTTTGATCGAAGAAGTCCCCGGTCCGCCCGAGATCTGCCTGAAGGTCTTGTAGGCCTGTGGTCGTAGAGGCCTTACCGCCAAGCATGCGGTTTACGCTTGGGCCCGCTATCTTACCGAGGGCTGCGCCGCCCGCGCCCATCGCACCGCTAAGAAGAATGTCTTCAATATCACCGCCGCCCACTGCGCCGCGAGCCATGCCGCCAAGTGCGCCTGCCGCCACGTCACCGACAGAGGGCGCTATAAGACCAGTAGCGCCGCCAATAGCTGCACTAAACAAAGCGTCTTTAATGCTGCCGCCCCCGGCCAATGTCCCGATGCCGCTTGAGATAGCGCCCGCCGCAATGGTGCTTAGGCCCAAGCCCGCAGGCCCGAGAAGCGCGGTCCCTGCTACGGTAATTGCAAGCGGCGCAACTTTTTTAAGAACCTTGCCTACGCTCTTGACGGCTTTCTTTATGCCACGAAAAACACTTTTAAAGAAAAACTCAAGCGCCCCGGTTTCGGGGTTGATTGCGTTCTCACCGCTGCCAACGATATATCGTTCCGGGTCTTCAACGCCCATGTCCCGCAAGTGACCAAGGATAGACTCCTTGAGTTCCGGCATCTTGTCGAGAAGGGGCTTCGGTACAATTAGTTCGCCTGTCTCAACGTGAGCTAAAGCGTCGTCTCCAAACCGGCCCAGCTTCTCCATGCGCTCACGAATAGCGCCGAGGTCCGCGATTCCTCCCGCGTCGCCAACGGACTTCTCGTACTCATAGATGTCGTTTTCATCAAGAGCCAGACTTTGAAGTCCTGAAGACTGATATGCTGGGTTAGCTGACATGTATTTTTCTCATGCTTCGCCGCTAATAGCTTGCGGCATTGTCACACATATTACCGCATCCTTTCTCTCCTTGCCAGTCCAAGGATTGCCGCATTCCGGGCAGTTTCCGTCAGGATACGAAGCCTTTTCATCAACCGTGTCTACGACGTTATCGCAGGAGGCGCACTTAATTGTTTCAGTGCTAGTGGACGGAAGCCACCGACCACCGTCAGGCATAACAATAATACTCATGGGGTTAACACCGTAACAGAGCCAACAGAAGAGGTTCCAGCGACGCCAGCCGGGTGAGGGTTGAATGCGCGGGTAATCTTGACGAAACCGTCAGATTGAAAGAGGCCGCCTACCTCTAACCCGCTGTCGTTGTCGGGTAAGTTCGTCATCACGAAGGTCGTTGCACGGCCCTCGCCCGGCTGTTGCGTCTGGTCTACAAAAACACCGAAAGCGCGTATAACGTCCGCGAAATACGTCTGTCGGTACTCTGTCGGCGGAATTGCAAATTGCGGTGGGACAAGAGAGCGGCCTGTCATCGCCTGCCGTCCTGTCGTATGTCAACACGAGGCGAGCCTAGCCGCCACGTTACGCCTTGGTTGGCGGACTCTATCCTAAGACCTAAGCCACGCCCGCGTATACGAACATGGTTTTGCGTTTCGTCTGCCGTGACCGTTGACGCGTAATTCTGAGTAAAGCCGGTCCCCGGAAAGTCCTCGGCCTTCAAAGTAAACGTAACCTCTTTAGAGGCCGTGTCCGGCGTCGTAAGAAAACTGATGTCAGGCACAAGGCGGCGAATAAACCCGAACTTTTCACCGTCAGATATGTCTATGGGGCTGGACTCTATGTGCGCCGCTAAAGCGGAGCCGTCGTCATCTGCGCCAATCTCATGGTTAAACAGATACTGGCTGTTTGAGCTAGCAGCAATCGGGTTAGACTTCAAGCCGCGGTCTAGCCACGCTGACCGTTGCAGGTTGCCGAAGTACCATACTTTTTCGTCATAGTTGTAGATGACGTACTTGTCGTTGTTCTCGGATCCGGCAGAAGAATAAAACCAGATAACTTCTCCAAACTCTGAGTTCACTCCCGCAAAAACCTTGTCCGACTGCGTTTCGTTAAAGTCGTCAAACACGGTGTCCCGAACAGTGCAGGGAAGATCCTGCACCTGCCCGTCGTAGACATAGAACCTGTTTTTGCCCATCCAGAACACGGAGTCATTTACCGCGACGGCGGAGTTGGCCCCCATGATAGTGGTGTTAGCGGCAAGCTGGTTGATACCAAAAGTAAACGGCGGACCTATGAACTGCATAGAGTGAGTGGAGGCGTCGGTAAAGACTACGATTTCACGGCGTGTCTCGACCGCTTGAATTATCTCAGAGCCCGACCCTACGACCAGATCCCCCGCAGTGTTTGTGGCAGTAGGCTCCCACGTTGTCGCGCTTTCTTGGTCTGAAAACCGTACTAAAAGCTTGTCCTGATCCGCACTTCCCAGTGCGTTACAGCCAAAAGCAATAACGTGTCTATCTCTGTCGGAAACAATAATTTGTCGAGCGATAGTGGGCGCGTTTGAGTCTAAGGTGGTTATATCCACCGCTCTTGCGCCCGTGCCTAGCGTTTTATCCCAATAATAAATTTTGGAGTCCCTGAGATTTATAATGAGGTCTTCACCAAAATTATCTTGGCTCCATACTCGAAGAGATCCGCCTCCTGCGGTCGTTGTCGCTGCCGAGCCCCACGTGCCTCGTCCCCAAGTCCCTGCGCCCCAGCCGGTCCCGGGAACCACCGCGTTAGTGCCGATATTTATCTGATACTTGGAGGTTACCGAACCCCCGCCGTTGCCGGTGTCAGACGAATTTGCAGTTGCCGTCGCCGTAATCGTATAGGTGTCTGTGCTTGGAACGGTTTGTATTTCATATTCTTGGTTCAGCACCGCAGCCGTTATATTACCCCCAAGAGAAACAGCGTCGCTAAAAAGGACAAAGTCGCCGACGATTGATCCATGACTAGCGTCCGTAACGGTTATGGTGGCAGATCCGTTTGACGCTGAAAAGGTGGTGGAGTTTGTCGTAGTTTTTCTGAGCGGCGTTACATCAAAAAAAGTTTCGCCTTCTTCAATGTAAAACTTGACGTTTGTTCCTACGCCCAAGTACCTAGAGTTGTCGATAGCCCGCCAAGCATGAAGAGACCGGCAAGTGCCTAAGATTGTATTTTGAGAATACTTTTCCCAGCCGCCGATTTTTTCAGGGAAACCAAAACGAAAACGAACCTTGTCGCAGTCGTTCCAGCCCCCCTCGTTGGTGTAAGCCGTAACCTCAGTATTAATACCGGGCTTAAACTGAAGCTTATTTAAAGGCATTTTCTAACTCTCTGCCGTACGGCTTTACGGTGCTTCCCATGAGAGCGGCATTAGTACAAAAACTACTGCCGTCCGGACTAAAAAACAGGGTAAAGGTGCCCCTACCCTCAAAAAAATAAACGGCGTGTCCCACCCCGTTTACTCCAATAAATTTTATGACCTCGCCCTGTTCCTTCGTTGATTTTAATAAATTTTCCCAGTCTTTAAGACACACTAAGTTAGCAGATAACGCGGTAGGCCATAGCAAAAAACCACAAATTACAAATAGATATTTAAGGCGAGTGGACAATCTCTTTCCCTAAAAGGTCTAAAGATTTCTGTAACCACCCCCCTCGGTATGTATAGGTGTCCGGGTCAGCGTCAGACCGCCACCTGCCGTATTGCCCCGCCTCTGCGTAAGCGGCATCTATTTCAGCCCCCGTCAGGTCCGTTCTTGTTTTTCTAACTTCTTGATAGAAAGAAGGAGGACGCCACGGCGTGTTGTCGTTATAGTCGGGATCTGGGTGCGTCACAAAAAGGTTGCATACAGCTTCGGGTAAAGCCTCAAATTGTTCGAATCGACCGGTCAAAGTAGCGGCAACAGCGTCATAGTCGAAACTATCCCCTTTTTGCACAGGGGTAAAATCCGGAGATCCCGCAAGATAGATATCCACTCCGTCCACCTCTATCAAAGAGCGGAACCGATTGTGGGTGTCTGTAGAGGTGTTTTCAACAGATATGCCGACCACAATGCCATCAGGAGACCTATTGTCTATTTCTTGACGATACCCTTTATACCTCGGCTCTATTAGACCCACGTCAACATGATAATCAAACCCCTCGCGGATAGGTCGAAGATCCTCAGAATATGAAACAGGCCACGTTGTCCTTTCATACGTAAAGTCACGAACATTTGATTTTAGCCACGAGACTATTGCATCCGAGGCAGCCTTTTGCGCCTCGTTTCTTGCGCTTCCGTCTGTGAACTTTTCGACAACCCAGTCTTCTTCGGCATAAACTGCCGTAATATCGTGTGAAGTATTGGAAAGCCAGTTCCAAAGCGCGAAGCTACTGTTCGTTCCGCCTGAAAAGGGTATGAGAATACTTGCCATGCTCTATGCCGTCTGCCCTTGAACAGTGCCCTGATTGGTGACCGTGATCGTTCTGCCGTTTTTACGAACAGCGAAACCTGCCGCACCGCCGGGCCCGCCACCGCCAGCGGGAGTGACAACAGGACATTGCCCATCGCCGCCGACGCTGCCGCCGGTTCCCGGACTGCCTGCCTGCCCAAACCCGCCTTGAGCGCCCGCGCTGCCGGGGCTGCCAGCCGAACTGCCGCTGCAACCGCCGCCGCCTTTTCCGTCGTCAGTAAAACTACTGCGGGTACCGAATGAGCCCGCGCCACCGCCGCCACCGCCACCGCTGCGAACCGTTCCCTGAGACCCAACAGTCACCGCATAGGTTCCTGTTGCGGGGGTGTTTGTGTTGAAGTGAATGGCGTCACCGCCCGCTGAACCTGCTTGGCCGGGCCTCATCGTACCCCCTGTCGAGCCCGTATACCCCGTCACCGTCCCGTTTACAGTAATCGTGAGAGGCGACGCTGCGTTAATAGCTCCTGTTTGAAGGGCCGGGTTAGTCATGGTAGCGGTTACTTCCACGCCCGAATCCACCGTAAGAGAAATAGGCGTGTCGTCAGAACTCGCGTTATAGCCGTTCTGAGCCGCCACGGTAGCAATGTTATAGTTTGAAGTATTACCCGATATGGTGAGGCTGAGGTCTAGCTTTTGATGCCCGCCTTGGACTATCGGCATTAATTCTCCGGTTCCCATTACGCATCTCCTTTATTGTAGCGCTTTCACGGTCAGAAGTGAGAAGGTGGAGGAACCGTCATTTACTCTTGTGATATAAAAGAAGAACTCATGTCCGTCGGTAGTCGTAATAGTGTCGCCATCAACTAAAGTGTATCCGGAGGTTGTAACCGTTCCGGCGGAGGCGTTGTTCTTGTACAAGATAACCATCGTGCAGTTTTTTGAAGGCACCCCTAAAGTGTGAGCGCCTCCGTTAACCGCTTGCTGAAAGTTTCCATCGTCCACATCAGGGGTGTACGTCCCGGAGCTTTGTGTTCCCGCATCGTGAACGGCAGCGCTAAACCCTGCGGTCAATTCGTCGGCGGTATCGGCTTTTAGGGTATCGGCGTCAAACGCCTGAACGTCCGTTCCAATCGCCACACCCATTGAAGCTCTGGCGGTTGAGCCGGACTCAGCAACAAAGTTTGTGCCGTCGCCTACAATAAAGTTGCCGTCAGTTACAGCAAGGCCTGCAACGTCCGCCAACTGCGCGTCAAACGCCTGAACGTCCGTTCCAATCACTAGGCCGAGGTTTGTACGAGCCGCGGATGCCGTGGAGGCCCCAGTTCCACCGTCTGCAACCGCAAGGTCAGTAATACCGGTTATTGTTCCGCCTGTTATTGACACGGCATCGAACAAGTCTGAAACGGCTGCGCCGGATCCCGCTCCGTCAGCGTAGATAATCTTTGTAGACCCGTTTGGCACCGTCGCATTGGACCCCGTGCCTTGGCTAAAGACCGCGCTTTGGCCGCTGCCGTTTCGAACAAAATAAAGCTTGTCCGCGTCATTGGGGGTGATCGTAATAGTGTTTGTTCCCGTCGGAGAACCTCCCAAGACCAAGACCTTAAACATACCGTCCGAAAGAGTGCCGTCGGTGGTCGCAAGGGTATGGCTTGTTCCGCTAAGCGTGATTGCTCCTACGCCGTTGAGCGTACGGTCAACAATATCAAAATTAGTGTTTGTGGTGTCGCCCCACGTACCGGACTGGTCACCCGTGGCCGGTTTCTCTATACCGGTATTTGATGTATAAGTAGATACCATTCTTCTATCCTCTTACGCGGCCAATTCTTCCCACGTAGCTGTCTGATCCGGTGTTATAGCGCTATAAGAAGCCGTTTGATCCGGAGCTATTATACTCCAAACAGTTACAATTCCAACAGCGCTTGTTGCTTCGCTACCCGTTAGTGAAATAAGGGCGGTTCCGGTAGCGGTTACAGTTCCTACGCCGCCAGTCGCAGATAGCCCTGTTTCGGGAACTTCCGCGTTACCGGTAGCGGTAGCCGTTCCAAGTCCGCCCGTGCCCGCGACCCCAGTAACGTCTACGGTCTTACCAAAGACCGCAGTGACGCTGCCTACCGCGCCCGTGCCCGCGACTCCTGAGACAGATACGGTAAAGTCAAAGTTTATGGTGGGGCTGCCTACCGCGCCCGTGCCCGCAGAGCCGGTAGCCGCCACAACAAAATCAGTTGTGACAGTTTCATCACCGACTGCGGTGGTCGCGGAAAGTCCGCTTACAAGTACGGTGTTTGCGTCGCCCCAAGGACCGGAGCCCCACGTTCCGCGGCCCCAGCCCTGTAAAGCTTCCGTCGCCACCACAGTTTCATCACCGACCGCAGTGGTTCCCGCTACCCCAGAAACATTGATTACAAACTGTGTGGCAACAGTTTCACTGCCAACCGCAGTGGTTCCCGCTACCCCAGAAACAGAAATTAGCTGATCGGTAACAACAGTTTCACTGCCAACCGCAGTGGTTCCCGCTACCCC